GGAATGGACGTTTAGCGATGGTTGGATTGATCAGTTTACTATTAATCAAATGCCTTTCATAGTTTTTGGCTGCATCTTAGCAGCAACAGCATACAGTAATGTTTTCTCAGTTGTATTTCAATGATACCACTGGCATTACTATTAACATCAATTCCTCCAGGCTCTAGAGATCTACTAGAGTTTGGATTTTTTGTTGCAGTTGGAATGACTGCAGGTTCTCTAGGTCTAATTTAATGATTAATTTTACAGAAATATACCAGATGGTATTCATGACAGTAGTTGGTGTTGTAATGACAACTACCATGTTTATGACTATGATGTCTTTTATGATGGAGGATTAAATGACACCTACAGAAGAACAATTGAATCTTAGGCAAGAAGTCTTACAGATTCTTTTTAAAAAATTTGGAAAGGGACAGTATTCAAGTAGAGCAATCTATGAATGTGCTGATGAGTGGGTATCTAAAGGACATAAGATCTCATCAGGTATTGTCAAATATTACGATGCGTATTATAATAAATAACTTACTTGCTATAATAAAATGCAAAAAATAATTAATGTACTTGCTCTTGCGTCTACTGCTGTATCTATTGCCGTTGTTGGCACTGGTGCTTACGTTTACGTTAATAAAGATTCCATCATAGAAAGTGTAACAGAGAAAGCACTTGGAAGTCTTGGTGGTTTAGGTGGTGGACTAGGAGGAGATCTTCCAATAGGTGCTCCTGATCTTGCTACACCAACACAACCACAAGCTGCTGCTCCTGCTGTACCTTCTGGTGGTTTAGGAGTTTCTCAATTCTAAATAGGGTAGTTGCTTTACCCCAATGGCTGAAGAAGTAAAAGAAGAAGTAGTAGAAGAGGAACATCCTGAAGAGGAAAAGAAGAAAGGTGTCTTTGGTAAAGTAAAGGATGCCATACTACCAGATGCTGATGAACAAGCAGCAATCATTAGTACATTTGTACGGATTACTGTTCTTGCCTGGTCAGGAGGAATATTGACTCTTAATTATGTGGCCATTCCAGGTGTACCACAACAGAAAATAGATCCAACATTTATTGCTTCGGTTTTTACAGGAGTTTTAGCTAGCTTTGGAATCCAGACTGCATCTAAGAAGGGTGATGGCACAATGAAGATGCAGAACAATGGTAATGGAAATGGTGGTGGTAATGGTGGAGGTGGTATCAGTAAGAAAGACCTTGAACTATTAATAGAGAAAGCATCTCAGACTGGTCCTACTCAGACAATTAGAATTGAGCAAGCACCTATTAAGATAAGCACTGATGAGAAGCCTTATCAATTGTAAAGATAAAGAAACCATTAAATGAATAACTAATTATTCAAATGAACACACCATATCCCAAACCAAGGTGGGATCTTGAGAATGATGTAGTACGACTTGAGCAAATGATTATTGTTTACGAACAAGAAATCGAACAACTGAAGATTGAGAAGGATGAATTGAAAAAGGAAATCCTTTTTCTTAAAAGACGTTTAAAAATAGAGGAGGATGAAGATGTGGAATCTTAATATTAAAGAAGCATTTATTAAGGTTAAAGATTGGGACAAGGCATGGGCAAAGAAGATACAAGACAAGTTTAAATTGACAGACTATCAAATGTTATGTTTGGCTTTTGGTAAGGGATTCATACTTGGAGCTCTTCTTCTTTAATGGAATTAACAGAAGAGAATGTGCTTACAGTGCTAGAGGAACTAGTTCCCTATATTGAAGCTGATGGTGGATACCTACAGCTATATGATATAGAGGATGGATATGTTAAGGTAAAACTAGGTGGTGCATGTGAAACATGTGCTATGAGCACCATGACTTTAAAGCAAGGTATAGAAAAGAAACTGATGATGGAGATACCAGATGTAGTAGGAGTCGTTCAGGTTCTCTAACAGAGTCAGGAAGTCCACACTGAACTAGGCAAAATTACTCAACCTGTGCTATAAATATTAGTAGTATGGGATTGAAATAATCATGCCCCTGACTCATTATACAGTCGGATATCACGACACAGAATTACATCATTATGAAATCTGTGAGTATGCAGTGGATGCATATGCAGCAATACAGAAATCCAAAGAGGATGTTCCTGCGTTAAAGGAGCATCCCTTTTTTATTGACTATTGTGTATTAGAATCATGAATAAAAACAAACATGAAATTATGTGGTGGATGAGTAGACTCACTATCATGGGAACTTCTTTAGGGTTATCAGCATGGCTTGCAGCACAAGCATATGTTTAAATAGTATGGTATAATAACTTTACTTAGTATTTAAAACATGATTTTTTTATCAAAACCATCAGTGTATGGTTTGCCTGGTACATGGGAGAAGCAACCTATGATTCAGCATCTTAATCTTACACCAGAACAAGGATTTATTTTATTCTTTGGTTTACTTCTTTTTGGTTTAGTTGGATGGGGATTATATCTTACAGTAGGAGCAGGTAAAAAAGAATTGAAAGATCCAATAGATGAACATGCAAAGATGCATGAGTTAGGTATTGCTCATGGACATGGTGGTAGTAAGGAAGCTTATACTATGTCAGGTAAACTTGAAAAGCATAGTCATCCAGATTCTCTACTGGGATGAGTGAGGTTGTCCATAGCGTAAATATTATGTTGGCTATACTTCTTGTAGGAGTATGTGTTACAATATACTGGATATTTAAATATGATGAATGGTATCCTAACGACAATGTTCATAGTCACATCTCCAATGAATCCCAACGTATGGATTCAGGAGATGAGAACTTGGGAGTCAGAGAAGAATAGAACTCCAGTGGATGAGATGCTAAATAACTCACTAGAACAAATGGAGTGGGGAGATTATGGGAGCGATGACACCACCATCGAGGAAGAGTTGTTACAATTTCCGAGTGACAGAAATAGTGAAAGTATTAGACGGGGATACGATAGATGTTCTCATAGACCTTGGCTTCGATTTATTCAAGAAAGAACGGGTAAGGATTGCTGGAGTGGATACCCCAGAGAAGAGAACAAGAGACCTTGAGGAGAAAGCACTAGGAATAGATGCTACTAATTGGTTGAAGAAAAAGTTAGAAGATACTATTGCAGGTGATGGAGATGAACTCACTATTAGAACTGAACTTGTGGGTGGCACTGGGAAGTATGGCAGGCTTCTTGGTTGGCTCTACATTAATGAGGATGCTCTTTCTTTAAATGAACAAATGATTACTGAAGGTTATGCTTGGGAATATGATGGTGGCACTAAACAGAAAAATTTTGAGTCTCTACGTGAAATTAGGAGAACGTTTGGGACTCTGGCAGAGTAACAATCAGGTATACATTGATCTGCATGGTAAGACAGGCAGACGTTTGTATGCTGAATGGTCTATATCAACTGAGGAATATGACAATGCATGATGATGAAGGAACTTTGATCTCTGAGTTGTTGACAATTACAGCTCTTCTAGGTGGAAAAATGGAAAGAACAGAAGTCTATGAAAGTAAAGGTCGTCAATATAAAAAAATTGTGATAGAATATGATTCACATGAGTGGGTAAGAAATGAGATTTAAAGCATTAGTCTTTGTAAGACTTAGAGGATCTGTATCTGATGCTGCTGGTAATGCAGTTATGAATAATGTTAAAATGGTTGCACCTAAACTTAAACCACATTTGTTGAGGATTGGTAAGGCAATAGACTTTTGGTTTGATGCAGAGACTGAAGAGATAGCAAGAGAGCAGATGGATCTTCTGTCTGATAGGATGCTTTCTAATACAGTCATAGAAGATTGGGAGTATGAATTAGAGGAGACTGAAGAGACTGGAATAGGAAATATATCTAATGATAATGCTGGCACATCAAAACACCATTTATTTGAGGAATAAAAATGAGTGATCAATTGAGAGGTGATCTTTTAAAGATGATGAAAGAGAAAGCTTATCGTAAAGGTGAGTATAAACTTTCTTCTGGTAAAAGCAGTGAGCACTATGTAAATTGTAAACCTGTTATCTTAAATGGTAGAGGGTTATGGATAACATCTCATCTTTTATTAAAGACAATAGAGCATGATGCTAAAGCAGTGGCAGGACTTACTCTTGGTGCTGATCCTTTAGTATCAGGTGTTGCCTTTGCATCATTTCAATTTTGGAATAATACTAATCCAAAATTTATGATTGATGGTGGGTTGATAGTACGTAAAGAACCTAAGGGTCATGGCACACAGGCATGGATAGAAGGTCCAGTGTTACCTGAGGGGTCTAAGGTTACTGTATTGGAAGATGTTGTTACTACAGGAGAATCTTCTTTCTTTGCAGTAGAAAAATTACGTGATGCTGGATATGTAGTGGAGAGAGTTGTCTGTATTGTAAATAGACAAGAAGGAGGTAGAGAATTTCTAGAGTCTAAAGGTTTAAGACTTGTAAGTTTATTTAAGTTGGAGGATTTAATCTAATGGACATAGGTAAAGCAGCATCTACTACCACAGCAGTAGCAGTTCTTGGAACTGGTGCTTTTGTTGGTGGCAATCATCAGATTGATAAGATGCAAGGAGGACCACAGAAGAGACAGGATGCACAGATAGAACAGATCAGACAGGTAGTAAGAGAAGAAATATATATACAGTTAGTCAATAACTGGCCTAAGACTTCTGGACCTGTGAAGGGTCTTGTAGTTCCTGAGCAAGACTATAGAGAAACCACACCAAAGAGGTAACATGGGAATTGTAAAGAAAGGATTTAATGGAGGTCTATGGGCATTCCGTTTAGTGTTTGCTGTAGTAGTAGCAGAACTTACCATAGTTGCAGGTACAGTAGTGGGATGTTTTGCAGAAGACATTTGCAATGAAGCAGATACTCAAGCAATTAAAGAAACCATGCAAGGTTTAGCAACAAAGAGTTTTGCACTCTATGCTGCAGAGAAAGGTATTAGTAATAACTCTAAGAAAGAAGAAGAGTGAGTCACCCTAACGGTTACACCAAAGAGATGATCAGGGAGATACTTGGTACATCATGTCCAGAGTGGGATCCGACCCATGAGACTGGTAATCAGTTAAGAAGAAGAAAAGGACAAGAGATGAGAGCAGGGAAGAGACCCTATCCAAAGTATCCATCAAAGGAGTCAAGGATAGCAGACACCTCAGGTAGGTTTGATGAGAATGGACAATATGTTTACCCTGAAGGTAGTGGATTTAAGTACAAACAGTGGTTGTTAGATCATCCAGACTCAGCCGAAGCAGCATCCAGCACAAAAGTATCATGATTCCTCATATTAATAC